TAAAGGACTAAAATCGTGAAACGCACCTGTTACTTTCTTTTTACCTGCAATAATATCAAATCCGTAAATAGGACCACCATTTGTTACTTCAGGAAATAAACAAACATGAGCCATCCATAAACCTTTGGTTTCTCTTACATCAACTACATCAACATGAGCTCTTCTAATATATTTGTTTTTCCATGTTCTATTTACCCAACCAAATTCTTCGTTGTTAAATCTTTCCATACCTGGTTCATTGTATTCAACCAGTTCTTTGTTTAGTAATTCTACTGTTTCGTCTTTCCACTTTATTAGTCTATCCCAAATCATGTAATTCCTTCATTTCTTTAAATAGTTTTGTTGCACTTTCAAAACAATAAATTGCTTCAGGTACAACTGAATGTTCATATACATTTAAGTATGTATTAATAGTTTCTTTTACAATTCGTCTGTAATCACCAACTTCTTTATCTCTAAACTTATAGTATCTATTAGGACCAGGTGTCTTTCTTCTTATCATCTGACCACCTGATAAATCTCCCATGTGTCTAACATAGATGTGAGCATATAGTTTCATTGCCTCATCTTGTATGGATTCAATATGTTCAATATATTCTTTTGTACTATCTGTAATTTCAGGTGTATCTATTTCAAAAGATTTAAAATCATATAATATATGTTCAGCTCTTAATAAGTTTGGCGTATCCCTAAAAAGAGAATTATGTAATCCATATTTTTCTAATACAGAATAACATTGAAATTGATTATACAAATATGTGGCATATAGTTTATGGTCTATATTGCCTGACATAAGTATTTTTACAAACTCTTGCCTTTCGGCATTTTTATGTTGTTCTAAAGTTAAGTCTTTTATATCAAGTGTCATAACTATACCATCCTGTAATAATATATTTTTCTTTAGTATTACTTATAATGCCTTTATGTGTATGTGTCCAATCAGATGGCCATATTAAAGTTAAACCTTTAACTGCTGGCAATTCTAATTTTTGATAATAAAATTCTGAACCACCATCTTCAACATCATTTAAATAAGTCATAAAAACTAAATTTCTATTACTTGTTTTACCACCAATTCTTTCAGTATGATACACTTTAAAACCTCCACCAATAGGATATTTTTGAATTACATAGTCCTCATTAATATTAAAAGGTTGTAATAAAGTATCACAATATTCATACTTGTGTAGATATTCAATCAAACATTTTTGTAGTTGTTCTCTATAGTTATAAAAAGGCAAATCTAATCTATCTTTGTTAATAGTAATATCAAAAGAGTGTTTAGTATCAATATCAATACCTCTTTCTTTTTTTTCTGGATTATAACATTGTCCTTCTTTTTGTATCTGAGGGTTACTATTATAATATGATACAATATCATCACAAATAGTTGTGTCTATAAAATAACCCTCCATAAAAGTATGCATTGGTAAGTTTAAAGTTTTCATAATACTTTTTTCATATCTGGAATAGGAAATCTACCTACTGTTAATTTGTCTATAAAAGTTATTAAAGTTAATCTTTCTGATTGTAAATTTAAATCGGCTCCATGTGCATAAGCACCATCAAACATTACAGCACTATTATATATTGAATTAAATTTTGATACTAATTGAAAATTATTTTTGTTATCTTTTAAAGCATTTTCAATATCTGTTTTATTATTATTTTTTCCCAGGTAATAATCTTTTTTTATTTCTTGGTGTTCAAATCCAACTCCTATATTTTTTGGTTGATATATTGATGTTCCTATGTCAGTATTATTATTAAGATAAATTATACAAGTTAATAATGAATTTAAATCATGGTGAATAAAACCTCCATTTTGAATAACATTGTTAGGACTTATTTTTTGAAATGTCATGTTTGCTGAATATTGAATATTATGAAACTCATCTACATTATAAAATAGTCTTAAAATTCTTTTTACTGTGTGATGAAATAGACCAGAATTTATTTGATGTATAGGTAAACTTCTTTTTCCAGGATAAACACCAGTATTATCTGTAAATGTTGCTTGATTTGCAATTTCAACAACTTTAGAAGGTTCATCAAAAAAATTTAATACTTGTGTTATAGGAAAATTCATTTAAGTTGCACCTCACTATCTGATGAACCAATGAAACCTGTAGGTAATAAATTCATTGCCATTGATTTTCTAATACTATCATTTTTATTTTCTGCTATTAAATGATGTACTTCAGCTGGAAATATAACCAACATACCATTGTTTACTTTAAATCCCCATTCATCTGAATTATAGATATTTGGTTCTTTAGAATGAATATAAAAAGGAGAAGCATTATAATTTTTGAAAACAATTTTGTTATCTTGTGTTTCTTCATTACCCCAATAATATACCATACTAAACATATGATTATGATGAGAATGTGGAACACTTGATTGGCCTTTTTGTGCTTTTGTAAACCAAGAATTTGTTATGACAAAATCATTATCATATTTCATAATATTTTTTGAAAAATGATGAAATCTTTCCATTATTTTTTCTTTTAAAAACATTAAATTATTATTATCAAATATCTGTAAGTCTTTTGATAACTCACAACTATGGTCATGTTCTTCCGAATTTCTTGCTCTTCTAAATTCGGAGTTAAAATAAACATCATTTAATTTATTTTCTTCGTCTTCATTAAGTTTAATATCTGTGACATACATTGTTTTAGAAAACAAAGGCCAAACATCATCTCTTATCATGCTATCTCCGTATATGTTGGATATTCTGTTTTTCTTTTTAACAATGTAAAACTATTTTGCCATTTTTTATGTGGTTCTAATAAAGATAATTTTTCATAATTACTATTATTAAACTGTCTTAAAAATTCTTTACCTTCAACATTTGTTAATGTACTATGAACAATAATTAATCCACCTTCATTTATCATATTATCAATATGTTTAAAATAATCAATATAGTCTTTTTTTGGTCCTGCGTCTATCCAAATTAAATCATATTTTTCATTACAATTTTGAATGTAATCTTTCATATCTGATTTAACAAGGGTCATATTGTTACTTAATGATAACATTTCCATATTTTTAAAATCTTTAGCAAATTGTTCACCATCAATATCTAATAAGTTATCAACTACAACTAATTCAGGATTATATTTTGTTCCTGAATAATTATCGTGTGTATCAGTTTTAACAATTTCATTGTATGGTGTCAATTCTTCTTTTATATCTTTTATAGCTTCTAATAAAAAAGGTGTAGTATAACCATAACCAAATTCTAATAATTTTAAAGGCCTAATAGTTTTCATCATACCATACAATACTATTGCCATATTTTCAGTTAAAAAATTGTTTTTAAAAATTGATGTAAATTCACTATTAATTAATTTCATTTTTCCCTCACACATATATTCATTGCTATACTTATTCTATCATTCTCACTTTCATTTGGGTCAACTGAATGTTTGGACCAACTAGGAAAAATTAATAATTCTTTTTCTTTTGTTTTAAACCAAACATTATGAGAAAAGGCTCCTAGTTTTTCAAGTGTATCCTCATCTTTTAAATAATTTATTTTCCAATCATATTCAAAAAATTCACAAGGGTGATAAAATCTAATAGGTCCACTTTCCTCATCACATTGTACATAATACACACAAGAATAATAAGCGTGTGGATGTAAATGTTCAGAATTGTAAGTATGTTTAGGATTAATATTCAACCAAGCTCCATCTAAGTATAATTCATACTTGTCCGTTTTAGCATAACTATCAAAATAGTTATTACAATGATATAATGTGTGGTCAAATAAAGGATACAATTCTTTCAGTTTAGATAAATCATTACCCCAAATTAATTTAGATTGATAACCACCAACATTACTTACTTTACGACCATCATCTCCGTGTGTTCTTTGATAATTTAAACAAAAGTTTTTTATTTGTTCATTATCAACATCCAAAGAATGTCTTAAAATATTAGTAGAAAAAAGAGAATACTTTTCCATAAATCACCTAAAAATAATTAAAGTTTATATTATACCTACCATAAGTATCAGTACAATTAGTTGAACAATGTGGCATAAAACTATCAAATAAAAGTAATCTATTTTCAACACTATCTATTTTTGTTCCATCTTTTAATTTAGTATAACCATTATTAGTATTCACATAAAATAAAGCACCTTTACTAACCTCATCATCTATATGCATTTCATGTTCAAAAAAATTATTTTGATTGGGATAAAAATTACCTTTAACTCGTGCTAATGCATTAGGATTTAAAAATTGTATTATTGGTTCTATTAAATAGTAGTAGGGGCTATTTCGCATATGGTCAAAAAAGAACAAGTGTGTCATATAAAAATCATTACCTCTTTTTATACCCGTTTGAGTAACTTCATTGTTTACAAACCAAGGAAACTCTCTACTCATCATCACCTTTTGTATTTCATCAAGGTGTTCTTTTTTTAATACATTATCAATTACTTCATACATTTTTACTATACCAAGATGTTAATGTATATCTTGTACCTTCTAATTTTTCCACACCATGTTCAATTTGTTTACTATTAAAAAATGTGTATGTGCCTTGTTCATATACATTTAAATAATAATCAATATTATTTTCTATAATGTATGTTCTTCCGCCTTTGTAATCAACATTTAAATAACATATACAAGTATAATCATTTGTAGTGTACCAATCGCCGTCTTTATGTTTGTCCATTTGACCACCATTTGGCCATTTAACTATATGTGTATAATTTAATTTTACATTATGAGTTTTTTCTATATGATTTGTAAGTCTATTTGATAAATCAAAAGAATAATTTAATTCACCTAAATCAACAAAATCTGTATTATTACTCCACTTTTGATGAAGTTTTGTATTATCATAAAATACAGAAATTATTTTCTTACATTCATCAGGAGTAAAAAAATTTAAATATCTATAAACACCTATCATAATTTAACCCATGTTCTTTCCTGTTTAGGAGAATTCCAGCCTTCAGCCATAGGAAAACTAATAGATAATCTTTTAGTTATAGAATTTGCTTGATGAAGTATATTCTTAGGAATTATAATTACATCACCTGGTTTCATTGTAATATCCATAATAGGTTTCTCATTTACATTATCTATAGTCCTAGGACTAGGTTCATAGTAATATTTATCCCATATTTTAAATTGTGTTTCTCCCTCAACTTGAACAATCATATTTGTTGAATTATCCCAATGTGATTGATGACCTATGTTTTTATTTAAATCAAAATATAAATGTGCGTCTGTAGGTAAGTCAGTTAAATCTTCTAATTCTTTACACAAATCATTTATTTTTTTATTAACTCTGGAACAATCAGTTATATAACAAACTTGATTTTTCATTATCATATTTAAAAGTCCTGGAGGCCAACTATTTACATCTGTCAACCAAGCTTGATGTTCCCATTCATATTTTTGATTGTTTGTTAAAAGAAATCTAGCACTATTAACAAAAGGACGCAAATTGATTAATTCTTCTAATTTATTAAAAGAATATAAATCAGTCAATACATTACTTTTATAGTAAGGTTTGTTATCTAATATGTGTTGTTTAATATCATCATCAATCATCTAAATGTAAAAACTCCGACTACTCTATGTCCTTGTTTAGGAAAATAATGATAATGTGGTTTATTATCAAACATCACTGCTTTAAATAGTTTTGGTGTTATTTCAATCTCACTTTCACCATCTATAATAATTGTTTTTGAATTTTTATCATATACATCATTTAAATATACGATTAATTGATTATGTGGATAATCATGGTCATTGTGTATAGAACACTTTTCTAATCCATTATTTACTGTTATATTAATACTACATCTTAAAATTTCATTTATTTTTATTTTATTTTTATCACAAAATTCGTGTAATATTTTAACTATCTGTTCACCTTCATTTGAATTATAATATTCATTTTCTTTTCTTTTTTCTAATCTATTAATTACAGTATGATTAAAAATTAAAGCATTATCATTTTCAGTAGCATATCTAAAATAAAAAGGTACAAAGCCTTCACCTAATAATCTTGTATTGATGTAATGTTTACTATCTTCACTTAAAAAATTATCATCTTCTAATATCATCATGCAATTGTAACCTGGCTTATTTTTCCACCTAAAGTGCCTTTTATATGCAAATTAAAGGCTAGACAATATCTTTCTTTATCTGTATTATTTTTAGATACTCCATGTTTAACATGCGCTGGGAATAGTAAAATTCTGCCGTCTTCCGAAGGAACTTTATATTCTCCACTTGTCATGTGATTATATTCTGAAAATGCTGGTTCTACATTTGTTTGAAAAATATTTGAGTACACTCTTTCAAAATAAATATCTCCACAATTTTCAAATGTTTGCAAATAATACACACCACTAATCATGGCATTAGCGTGATGATGTAGATGAGCCCAATCATTTCTTTTATGCCTTACTATCCAAGAATTTGCTAAATAAAAAGAGCAAAATCCAGTTTCTACTTTTAAAAAATTGTGTAGATATAAATTAGCTTGTTTAACAATTTCTGCTTTTAAATCGGGCAAATCTTCAAGCACATAACTATTTGATGTAATGTCGCCGTTATTAGATTCCATTCTTTCATACATTTGATTTTTAGCATAATCTAAGTAAGACTTTTTTACAGGTATGTGATTATCAAAAATAGGTGTTGCCCATAGAGGATGTATTTTAAAATTTGCCATTTTTTATTACTCTCTAAATGATTGAGGTAGACCTAAAAAAGCTCTACCATCATTTTGTATATCATATTCTCCATTTTTTTCGTTATAGTGCATAAAAACTTGTGCGTGATTTAATCCAATAAAAGGTTCTCTCCAGTGTTCTAACTCACAACCTCTATATATCACCATATCGCCTGGTTCCATATAAACAGGAATTTCATCATCATTTTTAGGTTTAATATACATTGGCCAATTCCAATTTTTGTCTTCTAAATTAGATGTATTATAACCTATACATATTGTTGTTGAAATTTCACAACTTTCTCTATCTATATGTCTTTCTAATTCTGTACCTGTTGTATATAATCTGTGATATGTATATGTAGGTGTAAGTTGTAATCCTGTGTGTTCTTGCATTTTTTCTAAAGAAGCTCCACACATAGCGTCAAAAATAGGTTCACCATATTTACTATAATCACCCATAGCTTGTTTATCTTCAAATGTTCCAAAAATATCTTTAATGATATTCTCATCTGGATTAGGTAAAGGTAAATCTTCTTTATTATAGTGAGTTTTGTTTTGAGTTATATAATCTAGTCTTTGAGCGGCCAATAAAATATGATAATATAATACCGTACACATATCTTTAGGCACAAAATTTTTAATAATTACATAATGATTTTTTTTAAAGTATTCTGCTTGTTCACTAATCATATTTTTTCCTATCTTAATGGTTTGCCTAAACACCATAATACTAATGAATATCTTGTTCCACTTTCAATAGGTGTTACTTGATGATATACCCATGACGGAAATACAATAATAGAACCTTGTGGTCTTATTTCAGTACATTCATGGTATCTTTCATTTGGTGAGTGAGGACCATAATCAAATTTTAAATTGCCGCCTTGATATTCTCCAGGAACATTAAGGTTTACAGTCATAGATATTTTTCTAACTTTACCTACAAAGTTGTGATTGTCCGTATAACCTTTTTTAATTTCATTTTTTGAACTTAAAGGAGTTATGCCTGGTATGTGGCGTTTATATTTTGCAAAATGGTCAGTTGAACTATCATTGTGCCATCCATAAAATCCTCCAGGATTATACTTTGTAAATTGAAAGGACTCACAAAAATCCCAATCATAATTCCAACCAGCACTTTTGTTTGCTGTTTCAATGTAAGGTGTAAATAAATCATACAACCATTGGTCATTTAACCAACAAACTTCACTATCTCTTATGTAAGTATTGCCTTTATTGTAATCAATTTCTTGTGTGGTTTTATCACCTTGAGGTATAACTGATTTAGAAGAAGATGAAACAGATTGTTTATCTCTATCATCGAAGGTTTGGCCAACAGTATCTCCACCGTTGTCTTTGATGTATTGAATTTTATTTTTGCCTAATTCAAGTATTTTTTCACAGTTTTCTTTTGTAAGGGCTGATTGAAAATACCAATAATTATATTTTGCCTGCATGTTCTTTTTTCACCATATCTAAAATTTTATTCATCAATCTCATAACCATTTCATTTAAATATTCTAAATCTGAACTAAATGCAATATAAGGAATTCTTACTTTTGAACCATCTTCATTAATTTTAACTCTAAATCCTTGAATACTAGGACCTAATGCTTCGTCTTTTGTTAATTCATACCATAAAGTATCTTCAACCTTCATCATAGGTATTTCTGAAAGTTTAAATCTATTTCTAATTTCTTCTTGTAAAATATTAGTTGGTAAATTTTTTCTGTCTTCAATTAAATTAATAATTTCAGAAGCAGCCGTTTTATGGTCATTATTTAATGTATCATAATCAAATAACATTTGTATCTTCTCACCCGTTTGGTTAGAAGTCAATTCGTAATCACTTTGTTTTTTAGGATTAGGTATATCCGGATTAGATTTTCTAATATCATCTAATTTCATTACTCACCTCACTTATTTATTAATATGTTTTGTATTATTTAGTATTCTACAATAATAATACCTTGACCGCCTGCACCGCCTGAACCTCCAGGACCACCGTCTGTTCCTGAACCGCCGCCACCGCCGCCACGATTTGATGTACCTGCTTGACCAGATTGGTCAACACCACCTTTACCTACACCGCCACCGCCGTAAACAACTGGTTGTGGTTCTCCGGGACTAGGTCCTGGATGAGCACCACCTGAACCGCCACCTGCATATGTCACAGGTGAACCTGAAATATTGTATGTTCTTGCTTGGCCTCCGTAACCACCTCTTCTATTTTGAGGAGACGCAGGACCTCCTGCGCCACCGGAACCTCCGCCACCACCTGAACGAGGTTGGCCTTCACCCAATCTACCTTGCCCACCTGGATTTCCAAATCCGTAAGTACCGCTATCACTAGGTTGTCCTGGCTGTGTGCCTGGTGGATTGTTAGGTCCGTATTCATAACCTTGGCCGCCACCTGAACCACCTGCGCCAGGTTGCGTTGAACTATTACTGTCATTTGCACCGCCACCACCTTTAGCAGTTAAAGGACCAAATACACTATCACTACCTGTACTACCGTATTGTTGGCCACCTTCAATTCCTGGTGAACCACCGCCGCCAACCGAATATGGTACTGAACCTCCTGGAGTAACAGGTAAAGCAGGTCTATAAATTAGACCTCCTGCGCCTCCTCCACCACCTGACCGAGCACCACCTCCGCCACCGCCGGCAACAACTAAGACATTAACACCAGTTATACCAGATGGTACTGAAAAAGAACCTGAACCTGAATTATATGTTGTTATTTGTGGGGCATTTACAGTAATTGAATATGCTCTACTTGCTGTGTTAACACCGTCTGAGGCTTGAATTGTAAAGTTGTATGTCGTGTTTGATGTTTCTGCATCTGCTGTACCTTGAATTGTACCGTTGTTACCAGATGTTCCTAAAGACATGCCTGTAGGTAATGCACCAGATGTAATTGAATAAGAAATAGTTGTACCGTCAGCATCTGTATTTGAACCAAAAGTTTGATATGTTAAAGCTGAAGCGGCTCTGTTACCGTTATTTAAAGTACCTAATGAACCTGCAGCTGCTGAAAAAGTAGGAGAAGAACCAGCGTCTAAAGCGTCTTCTAAAGTTGCAGCCAATCCTGATGAGTTTGTAATGATAATATCGTAAGGTTCGCCAGCAACATCCATCGCTGTTGTTGTTTCCATGTCCACTCGACTTGAAGAAACTCTTGTTACACTTGTAGGTGAAATTTCAACACCACTAGCATTTACAAATTTAGCAGTAACACTAGAACTAAAATTTGAACCTGTAACTTGTATTGTAAAAGTTGAAGTACCGTCTGAAGCAAATGATGTTGGTGAAATAGATGAAATGGTAGGTGGACTATCAATTGGTTTCCAGTTAGTACCACCATAATACTCCATTAATCCTGTGTCAGCATTAAATCTTAGTCTAGCAGTTTCATCTACTCTTTGAGCTTCTGTGCCTGTGGGGTCAGATACTCTAAGACCAGTAGTGCCAGTAAAAACTGTATTCTTATTTTTAAAATCATTTAAATCAGACATTTATTTTCCTCTATCCACTATTTATATTAATTCTCTATTAACTTCCAACCATAAGTTGCGCCTGTATAAACAAGGCCTATAGCTGCATTTTCATTTGATACTACTAAATCCTCAGTTAGTCCCATAATTTTTAAACTATTTCTACCAACCGTTAAGTTGTTGGTATCAAAGGTACCTGCTAAATCTATCAACCTTACTTGGTCTCCAACTTGTGGAGAAGCAGGCAAGTTAACTGTTTGAGCGCCTGCTGTTGTATCTATGAAATATCTATCATTAGCTGCAACTGTCAAAGCAGTTGAACCATCAGCAGTATGTGTTGCCCATGGATTACCACCACCTAAACCCGTCCATTGTGTTCCGTTATAACCTTCCCAAGTTACTAGTGTTGAGTTATATCTAATACCACCTGTAAATAAGTCACCACCTGTAGGTCTTTCGCCTGTTGTACCAGTTGGTGGTACAAAGTGACCTGTTCCCATATTATCTCTAGTTAAGTGCCTTTTTACAGCTCTTTCTGTTGGAACTGCCGTATTACTGTCACCACCTAAAGTAACATCTGTTGAGAATTCATTAATTGTTGCACCTAATTCAGCACCAATAGAACCAAGTTGTAATTCGGTCAAACCTGAAAGGTCAAATGCGTCTGCGTTAAGTGTTGCAACACCAGTTGCCTGTTCAATTCTGAATAAGTCACCAACTCTAAAGTCACCTTTTTGGTCAGAAGATACAAAGTAAACACGGCCACCATTTGTTTCATCAACCTCATCTTCTTGTGAAGCAACTTGACCTGGAGTGCCAGGATAATTTGTATCTGCAAAACCACCAGTTCCAATATCTAAGAAGTCATGTCCTGTTAAACGGACATTTGAAAAGTTTTGTGTAACATCAGCAACAGTATTATCTGCTTTTTCATTTGAAGATGTAATACTTTCTGTTAATCTAACTAATGCTGTTTCACCTGAAGTATCTTCTTCAGAAACAAGTGAAATTCTATAGTATTTACTGTCGCCTGTAAATTTAATATTTGTTGCAACTTTAATTAAACCAGTTGAAGTTAATGCTGTTGTTCCTGAAGATACAGCAATTAGAGGACCATATTGTCCTGTTTGAGCAGCCGTACTGTCACCAAATGAACTATCTAAGTCAACTTGAAAAGTGGAACTATCTTCTTTTGTAATTGTAACAGTTTCACCTTGTGTAAAATTACCACTTCTACTTTCAATATGTAAATAATCTAATGAAATGTTAACTCTAAAAATTGTAGCAGTTGCGCCAGATGTATCACCTGAAATTGTAGCAGTACCTTGACCGCTTGTAGCAATCATATCTGAAATATCGGATTCTGTAGCTGCACCTACAAAAGTTGTAGCATTGTATTTTAATAATTCACCACGAGTTTGTACATTTACAGCATTTTCTTGTGCGTCTGTACCGTCTGCAACTGCACCTAATTCACCATAAGCAGATGAACAGTTAAGACCTCTAATAAAACCACCTGCACTTGCAAAAAAAGATTTAGCACAATAGTAAGTAAAGACAGAAACCATTTCACCACGGCCTCTTGCAAGAGCGTGAACACCAATACCATCGGAGTTAATTTGAGTAAAGTCATTGGCAAGAATTGACCTATTACCAGATGTTCCTAAACTTTCATGTAAATTACCATCAATTTGAATACCTGTTGCATTTGCATTTATAGAAGAACAGTTTTGTACATAAGGAGAGGCAGTAACAACTCCAGCAGTTGGGTCTAATGATGTAACAGCAGCTACACTTGTGCCGCCAGCAGTAGGTGTACCAGTTAAACCTTTCATTGACATTTGAACAAGGTTAGTTGTATCATTTAACAACCACATATTAGAAGCATTATTATTTTCTAATGACGCAACTCTAAATGTTAAATTTGTAGAACCACCTAAACTAGAACCCGAAATTGTAATTGTGTCTGCGACTGCATGGCCATAACCTCCATGATAAATCGTAACTGTTGGTGTTGAAGAACCATCGGTAGTAACATTTACTACAACATCTCCACCACTTCCTGTTGTTGATGTTTGGTGTATGTACTCGTATGTTCCTGGTTGTCCGCCAGTACCACCTGAAATCGTATCAATTGTAGCAATTTGATGACCTGTTCCACTTGCTGGTCTTACTTCAGTACCTCTTAAACTTTCACCTTGTACTGTAACACCTTTTGGAATTCTTAAAGGTAAATTTTCTCTATAAACACCATTTTTAACATAGACAACATCACCAACTGAAGCAGAAACTACTGTAATTGTAATATCTGTAGCACCACCTATTTGAGCACTAGGAAATGTAATAACATCTCCAACTGCGTGTCCTGAACCACCATCTACGAGTGTAACTGTTGGTGTTGAAGAACCATCTAATATTGTTCTGATTTGGCTTCCTGTACCTGAACCAGTTGTTGCTGATTGAGTTACATCATATGTACCTGGAGTACCACCTGTACCACCTGTAATTGTATCAAAACTAACAATGTCACCAGATGTCGCTACAGATAAAGCTTTTTCAATTGTTAAGAAAGGTAAAAATTGTGTACCTGGATTGCTGTCTGAACCTGAGTTAGCAACATATTTAACATTTGCTCCTTCAGCATTTGACCAAACAGGATCCTGACCAGCTGTTGTTAATACTGAACCAGAAATACCAATAGGTAATCTTGTTGCTTGTGAAGCATCTTGGAAAAGCAAATCACCTCTTGTAGTTAATACAGCACCAGTGTCTCCTTGAGCAATTAATTGCCAAGTACCACTATCTGTTCCTGGTGTTGTGTTTAAATCTCTATCTTTTAATTGTACATATGAAGATGAAACATATCTAACAACATCACCAATATTATATGTAGATACTGCACTCCAGCCACCTGTTCTATAATTTAAACCACTTACAATTAAATCCCAATAAGATGAATTTGTAGAACCGTCTGTATTTGCTGGATATTGATTTGTATGATTTGCATTTGCGACATATGAATTACCACCATACTTAACTACATCTCCAGTTTTGTATGTTGTTCCGTGTGAGTATGTTCCTTGATTTTTATAACCTGTTGTAATTATATCCCAATACGAATTGTCTGTAGGTGTTTGTCCTGAAGCTGGCGTAGAGTTAACATAAACATATGTGTAACCACCATAGTTTACTACATCACCATCTTGGTAAACTGTACTAGCGTCATAAGTATCTTCCCATTGTAGACCTTCAGAAAATACTTGCCAGTTTGAACCAATTGCAAAGTCTGAAGCTGATGTGTGTTGTAAAATACATCTATACTGATATGCACCATATTTTACTAAATCATTTAATTTGTAGAATGTTGAACCAGCCCAATCACCTTTGAAGAAAAGTCCTTCAGTATGTAATTGCCAGTATGAATTTGAATTTAAATCTGTATAGAAATCTGCCGTTGCAGCTGCTGATGTGTGGTTTGTAACAGCAACATAAGTGTTACCGCCATATTTTACAATGTCGTCTATTAAGTAGGCAGTTGAAGTACCCCAATCACCTCTCCATTTAAATTTAAGTCTACCTAGAACAAAATCTGCCATATTAATCCTCTATATTACTTCCAGTCTTTCTGGATAAATTGTATATTGTGTAATTCTATCATTCCAAGTAACATTCAATTCATTTTTTTTGGCTAATACTTTTTCAGTTAATTCTGCTTCAGTTTCAGCTGTCATTTCTAACAACTCAACTTTACAGTTATTAACATCTTTAAATTCTACAAAACATCTGAATGCCATTTTTTTATCCTATTTACTATCTTTCATATATTTATACTACACCGACCAAGTAGTTGCGTTAACAATTGAACTTCCGTTATAACTTGCAAAGTCACCATCTGCCACATCATCTGGAAAGTTTACCTCATCTACAGGCATTTTCTTATTTTCTACTTTAACTAACTTGCCGTCGCTGTTTAATTTATAATGATTTCTACCACTTTCAAACTTGTATTGTTGGTAGGTATCACTTGTTTCATTTTTATATTCTTTCTTAATATGTCTTACAAATATCTCCGCATTGTTATGAGGAGCTCTTGTAAAAGTTAATGTAGTACCAGATACAGAATAGTCTGTAGTTGCTGTTTGTCTTGCTCTATCTACAAATACAGCCAGTCTATCTGCACCGTCACTAGGATAACTTTCACCTAGTGTAAAAGTTGTATCAGAACCATCACCTGTAAAAGTATCATCTGTACCAGAAATATACTCTTCTACAACTGCAACATAATCAGCGTCACTAGATAATTCAGTAGAACCACCATCATTACTAAAAGTACCTACATTTTTATCTCTTAATGTGTAATACAATTTACCGTCTTGTGTTCTTCTAAGACCATGAAAGGTCTCGCTGAACATATTGTTACCACGGTTACCTGTGTTTACGACATGATTATTAATTGCCATTAACTAATCTCCAATATACTTGCAAACGCCTCAACATCTACAGACGAACTGTCTGGATTAGGGTCTGCATAAACTCTTAAAATATCGTTTGCCTCTAAGTTTATAGGTTTATCTAAAACTAAAGTATTGTGT